CTCATTTGGACAATAAAACCCCTATTCAAAAAGGAATCAAAATGGCAGGCAAACCCGGCATGAAGGGCGGCGGCGGCGCTAGACCCGGTGCAGGGCGTAAACCGCAGGAAAAAGAGGAAAAGCTGACGATTGCCAGCAACGGCAAACAGTCACCACTTGAGTTCTTGCTGTCTGTCATGAATGACAACGATGTGGAGGACAAGCTACGGCTTGATGCTGCAAAGACAGCCGCGCAGTATGTCCACCCAAAAGCTGGTGAAGGCGGCAAAAAGGACGAGCGCCAAGAGCTTGCCAAGAAAGCAGGCGGCGGAAAGTTTGGAGCGATTGCGCCTCCGAGGTTAGTTGTAAACCGTGGCTGAATGGTCAACAAGCTGCATTGATTGGGCTGACAAGCTAGCGCACGGCGGGTCAATCATCCCGCCGCCAATCTTCCCGGATCAGGCCGAACAGGCTTTGACTGTATTCAAGGCGCTGAAGATCGTTGACGCGCCAGGCAGCCCTACATTTGGCGAGTCTTGTGCTCCTTGGGTTTTTGACCTTGTGGCAAGCATCTTTGGTGCTTACGACCCGGACAGCGGGCGAAGGCTGATTACAGAGTGGTTCGTACTGATTCCAAAAAAGAACAGTAAGAGCACCATTGCTGCCGGAATCATGATGACTGCGGTAATCCTCAATTGGAGACAGTCTGCTGAGTTCGCGATTCTTGCCCCCACGGTAGAGGTGGCAAATAACGCCTACGCACCAGCCCGCGATATGGTGCAAAAGGATGATGAACTTGACACGCTGATGCATGTGCAGACGCATATCAAGTCGATCACCCATAGAACCAGCGGTGCGGTATTGAAGGTGCTTGCTGCTGATAGCAACACGGTGGGCGGGAAAAAGTCAGTCGGCACGCTGATTGATGAGCTTCACTTGTTTGGCAAGGTTGGAAGCGCTGAAAACATGCTGCGAGAGGCGGTGGGCGGGCTGGCATCACGGCCAGAAGGCTTTGTTATCTACCTGACAACCCAGTCGGATGAACCTCCGGCAGGCGTTTTCAAACAAAAATTAGACTACGCACGCGGCGTCAGGGATGGGACCATCATTGATCCGGGATTTGTTCCGGCGATTTGGGAGCACCCGCCTGAAATGGTGGCAGACGGCAGACACCTGCTCCTGGAAAACATGGCAATGGTCAATCCAAATATGGGTTTTTCCGTTGATCAGAACTTTCTAGAGCGCGAATTTAAGAAGGCAGAATTGACCGGCGAAGGATCTCTGCGCGGGTTTTTAAGCAAACATGCCAATGTCGAAATCGGGATGAACCTCCGCTCTGACCGCTGGCCCGGAGCTGACTTCTGGCAAGCACAAGCAAAAGCGCCAGGACTCACGCTTGATCAACTGATAGAGCGCTCAGAAGTAATCGACATCGGCATAGACGGCGGCGGCTTGGATGACTTGCTAGGCTTGGCAGTGCTAGGCCGTGACAAAGAAACCCGCGAATGGCTGCTATGGACACGCGCATGGGCGCACCCTAGCGTGCTGGAGCGCCGCAAGTCTGAGGCTGCACGGTTCAACGACTTTGCCAAAGATGGCGATTTGATCTTGGTGAAAAACATTGGCGACGATGTTTATGAGGTTGCTGAAATCTGCGCACAGTGCGAGGCATCCGGCTTGCTAGACAAGATCGGCGCTGATCCGGCTGGGCTGGGCGGAATCTTGGAAGCGCTGATTGATGCCGAAGTGCCAGAAGAAAAAGTAACCGGCATCAGTCAGGGTTGGCGAATGAGCGGGGCAATCCGCACTACAGAACGCAAGCTGGCCGAAGGTGGATTGATCCACGGCGGGCAGGCAATGATGAATTGGTGTGTTGGTAACGCAAAAATTGAACCGCGTGGAAACGCAATCATCATCACGAAACAGGCAGCAGGCTTTGCCAAGATTGATCCGCTGTTGGCAGCATTTAACGCGGTGACATTGATGTCACTAAATCCCGAATCATCGGGCAATTCTTTTTGGAATACAGATTGAACTTCTTTGACCGCTTGCTAGGCCGCAAAGCCGCACAGCTTACCTATGATCAGGTGGCTAACCTGATTGACGGTAATGGTGGCGGAATTGTCGCTGGCGTTGCTGTCAACGAAAAGACTGCGCTCCAAGTCTCTACCGTGTTGGCGTGCGTTAAAGCCATTGCTGACGGGTGCGCCACACCTCCCATGCACGTCTACCGCGAGTTGCCCAACGGCACCCGGCAGAAGGCTACAAACATCCCCGAATACCGCCTACTGTCTCGCCGCCCTAACGCTTGGCAGACCTCGTTTGAGTGGCGTCGGCAAATGACGCTGCACGCTGCCTTAACCGGCACAGGCTTGTCAATCAAGGTGCGTGGTGGCAATGGCCGCGTGACCGAGTTGCTGCCCGTTGAGCCGGGGCGCTGGGACGTGCGCAAAGTCAACCGCTATGAGTTGCGATACCGCTGCTATGACGAGTTCGGCTTGATTGGTGACTTTGGCCCTGATGATGTTTTTGTCATCAACGGTTTGCAATGGGATTGGCACGAATCGCTGAACGCCATCACGCTTGCCAAAGCTGCTATCGGCCTGAGTATCGCAACAGAGCGCAGCCAATCGGCTATGCACGCCAACGGGCTAAAAACAAGCGGCACCTACTCGGTAGATGGAACGTTGAACCCCGAAGCACACGACCGGCTCACAGCATGGCTGAAACGCAAGTCAGGCCCCGATAACGCAGGCACTCCGCTGGTGCTGGATCGCAACGCCAAATGGCAAAGCACAGCCATTACTGGCGTCGATGCGCAGCATGTTGAAACCCGCCGCCTACAAATTGAAGAGGTTTGCCGGGCTTATGGTGTGTTTCCGATCATGGTGGGGCACAGCGACAAGGCCAGCACGTTTGCAAGCTCAGAAGCTTTCTTTTCGGCTCACGTTAAGCACACCCTCGCACCGTGGCACCGCGCATGGTGCCAGCGCATTGATGAAATGCTGCTGGACGGTAGCGGCCCGCTGTTCGCTGAGTTCGACACCCGCTACCTGACACAAGGCAGCATGGTAGACCGTGCGCAATGGTCCCGCACGATGGTTGAAATGGGCATCTACACCCGCAACGAGATCCGCGACTTTGAAGGGCTTGACCCGCTGGAAGGACTTGATAAACCGTTGGTTCCGTTAAATATGAGTACAGAAACCGGTGAAAAGCCCGACGAAGTAGTAAAATAGGCAAGCCTGAAAGGTGTACCACCACCAATCAGGCTCTAACCAATCAACCTGTATCAGAGGTCATCATGGCTGAATCAATTCTATCGAAAAACAATCCTTCTGGATTTTTGTACCGTTTGACTTTCCCAAACGGTAAGGCTTACATTGGGATTACCAGTAGGACAGCAAAAGCGAGATTTAAAGAACACTGCAAAAACGCAGCCAGTGGTCGGGGTATCGCGGTTAGCAGAGCCATAACTAAATATGGGCATCAATCGGTTGTCGTTGAAACATTGCTTTCCGCAACGTGGGACTATTTGCTGTTTATTGAGCCGCTGGTGATCGAGCTTTACGGGACCAAGGGCAATGGTGGTTACAACTTATCCGCAGGCGGAGAAGGCGTGATTGGAGTTGTCCCAACGCCAGAAACTAGAGAGCTATTGCGCCAAGCAAACCTTGGGAAAAAGCATAGCGAATCGACCATAGAAAAGATGCGTGCCTCACATAAAACTGCGGTTTGGACTCCTGAGTCACGCGCGAGGCTTGGTCACATGAAGGGCAAAAAGCCCAGTGAAAAGACCATAGAAAAAATACGCATAGCCAACACCGGGCGCAGGCAAACCCCGGATCAGATTGAAAAGTTAAGAGTTGCCAGCACCGGAAGGGTAAGGCCGCCGCACGAAGTTGAAAAGATCAGGGCTGCAATGCTTGGAAGAGTTATGACTACAGAGCACAAGGAAAACCTGCGGCGGTCATCAACAGGCCGCGTAATGAGCAAAGAAAGTATCGAAAAGCAGTGGGCGACAAGGCGCGCCAACTCTGATGCAAAGCGACTATTAGCGCAATAAGGAACTTATGGAAACAAAACGAATTGACATGGGCTTTGAAGTAAAGGCCATAGGTGAAGATGGCGCTATCGAAGGCTATGGTTCAGTATTCGGAAATAAGGACAGCTACGGAGACATCGTAGCTAAGGGCGCGTTTTCCGGCAGCATCCGCGAGCACAAGGCCGCTGGCTCTATGCCTGCTTTGCTCTGGCAGCACCGCAGCGATTCGCCGTGCGGCGTTTGGCTGGAAATGCGAGAGGATGACAACGGACTGTTCATGCGCGGGAAACTCGCTATGGATACGGTAAAGGGAAAAGAAGCCCATTCGCTCCTGAAGTTGGGCGCACTCAAAGGCTTGAGCATCGGGTTCATGACCCGCGACTCAGACTATGACGCAAAGAGCGATATTCGCACCATCAAAGACGTTGAGCTAGTCGAGACAAGCCTAGTCACATTCCCGGCCAACACCAAAGCAAGAATTACCGGCGTGAAATCTTCTGATGAGATTGTCACCCTCAAAGATGCCGAGAGAGTCCTGAGAGATTCTGGATTCTCCAAGCAAGACGCGTTGGCATTCGTGTCGCGCGTCAAAACCCTATCGAGTCGGAGTGATTCCGATGACATGGGGGAACTGAAAGCATCGCTTCTGGCGCTGCAATCAAAACTCTCCTGATCTCGAATCACCCACCAACAGGCACCCATGAGGTGCTTTTTTTACGTCTAAAGGAAACCCCATGACACAAGAAATCAAATCCATCATTGATGGTATCGCTACCGCGTTTGACGAGTACAAAAAGACCAACGATGCCCGCATTGAATCGGTCAAAGCCGGTCAAGGCACTGCCGAACTGGAAGCCAAACTGGCCCGCATGGACGCCGTGATGGACGAGGCCAAGGCCAAGCAAGACGCGCTTGAAGCCAAACTGAACCGCCCTGGCGTGTTTGCTGGTGAAAATCAAGACGGCGAAATCAAAGAAGCCGCCGAATATCGTCACGCCTTCACCGAGTGGATGCGTGCGCCAGGTGATCACGAGCGCCAACAAAAGGCCGCAATCGCACAAAAGCAGCTTGAAGCCAAACACCGCAGCATGGAAACACGCTCGACACAGGCTGTGACATCGACCAATGCTGCTGGCGGCTTCGCGTTGCCTGAAGTGATCGAACGTGCCATTGCTCGATTGGGTGTTGATATGTCCCCTATCCGTGGCATTGCAACCGTTCGCACAGTCGGAAGCCCTGACTATAAAGAACTGTTTGATGTGAACGGCGCTGCTTTTGAGTGGGTTGGCGAAACCGACACCCGCGCTCAGACCAACACGCCTGATCTGGCTGAAGTCGCGCCCACATTCGGCATGGCATCCGCTAAGCCGCAAGCGTCGGAAGAGTCGCTTGATGACCTGTTTTTCAATGTGGAAGATTGGTTGGTTTCAAGTGCTGCTGAGGCCATGTATGCAGGCGAAGGCGCTGCGTTTATCAGCGGCAACGGCACCAAAAAGCCCACCGGAATTCTGGCTGGCCCCACTCCCGTTGTGACCGCTGATGCTACCCGCGCATTCGGCACGCTGCAATACATCGCTTCTGGCGGCGCTGCTGTGCTGCCTGCCAGTGCTGACGTTTACCTTGATATGGTTTACGCCTTGCGTGCCCGCTACCGTGCAAATGCCCGCTGGTTGACAAACAAGCTGGTCATCTCCTCGCTGCGCAAGTACAAAGACACGACAAACCAGTACCTGTGGCAACCTGCCCTGACCGCTGGACAGCCTTCTACATTTTTGGGCTACGGCATCACAGAAGCAGAAGATATGCCCGTTGTTGGTGCTGGCAACTTCCCATTGGCATTCGGCGACTTCCGCGAAGGCTACCTGATTGCTGACCGCGTAGGTCAGCGCATCACCCGCGACGAAATCACCACACCGGGCTTTGTCAAGTTCTACGTTCGTAAACGTGTGGGCGGCAAGCTGCGCAACACACAGGCAATCAAGTTGCTCAAGGTCGCAGCAACCTAACAGCTAAGTCATACGCCTTGGAAACAGGGCGTATCTCTTAACTCCTACCCACAAAAGGAACGCAAAATGCCCACCCTCTACATCACAGAATTCGCCGGTATCCAATCAAGCCCCTACGAAGGCTCCATGAACTGCGCAGCCACACCAAGCCTGGCAGATCAAGCCATTGCCTTCACCGGCACCAGTGCCCAATCGGCTACGCTGAACGCCGCTACCCGACTGATTCGCGTGGTGTCTGATGCCAACTGCTTCAAGAAG